TGCTACCTGGTGATGTTTTTTATCCAAATTTAAATCACGATTTTAATTTAAATCTGACTAAAAGGTGTACAATTTCTCCTAAATTTGAGACAAATATTATTAGCTTATCTAGTGGAGAAAGAAAAAGATTTTCTCGGAGAAATATTCCCTCTGATATTAGCTCTTTACAACAAAGAAAAACTTTATCTCAAAAAGATATTGATTATTTGATTGCCCTATGGTTGTGTGCTAAGGGGGCAGGAGCGAGATTTCGTTATCCTGATTTAGTTAACGATTTATCAATTTTGTCCCGATTTAACTCTGTTTCTTTGAGCTACCAAAACCAAACCTCTTTACAAATTTATTCACTTGGAGAATTACAGATTAGGAGATTTACCGAAGAAATACAACAAGATTCAGGGTTAGAAGATTCTTTTGCAAATCCTGTTTTAACGCTTTGTTATTGCGTTTTAATTGAACTTACAAACGGAGAAAAGCTCGGTTATACAAATTTTTCCCAAGACTTAAAAATTGGTGGGGTAGTATTTCGGGCAAAGCAAGCTCTTGATCCGACTGCAATAGAAAAGCAATTAGGAATACAATCGGATAATCAAGAATATAGAGGTGCTTTTAGTGATAATATTGACGAAAATTTACTTTTTTCTGATAGATTTAGAGAAGCTAGAATTATCACAGCAATTGTTGATTGGCAATATCCTCCTAATTCACTCTTGGATCTTCCAGACGAGCAAATACAAATAGGTTATGTGGGGGAGATTAAATCACTTGGTGGCGAAAGCTATACGCTTGAAAATCTTACTGCCTCTAGTATTAATTTAAGGCAAAGTAGAGATGAAAAAACATCACTTTTTTGCCAATGGGCTTTTGGACAGGATAACGGTGATAACTCAGGATGCCGTAAACAAGTACCATTTTACGAGACTCAGGTTGCTGGTGTTAATAGTCGGAGAGACTTTGAGGTGTGGGGAGAATATCAAAATCTTGCTTGGGGAAAATGCACATTTACAGACGGAGCAAATAAATCAGCTACTTACGCAATTTACCGAACTGTTTCAATATTTGGAGGTAAAACTAATATTCAGTTATTTACTGAAGCATCTGGCCCCGTAGCTACCCACGATGGCGTAATCCTTACTGCTGGCTGTGACAAAACTTACAATACTTGTAAAAACACTTGGAATAATGCTATAAATTTTGGAAATATCCCCAGTTTTGGCAACTTTATGCCTGGGAATGACTTTTTGTTAAGCTCTCCAAAGCAAAGCTAAGTTTTTCTAAAAAATTAATTTCAATGCATAAATAACAGTAAAAGCTCTAGAATAGTTTTATTGATGTTTCCCTTCTGCCATGTATTATATTTCTGTTGCCAACCAAAGCCATCCCCCTTATGTCGAGAATCACGATTTAAAAATAAATTTTGACGATCTTGGGACTGTCGTGGCTATCGCGATAGCATTACTTAGTATGTTTTCAAAAAATACTAAATCACAAGCCAAAGAACTTGATCACGAAACCTTCGAGAAAACATCAAGGAAGATGGAAACTCTTGAACAAAAACTAGAGAAAATGGTTGAAAAACTATCAACAGGAATAGAAAAATTGACTACATTAACAGCGCAACTTGACAAAGAGATAAGTCTTATTAAAGCCAAACAAGAAACTTTCTCTTCTATTTCTGATCAAATAGAAGGACTTCGCAAAAGACAGGAAGAACTTGATATACGAATCGGAATACTTGAGCATAAACCTTAACAGAATTGTCAACTTTACTAACTAAATTACCATGAAATTTCTAGAAGCGAATCGCAACACTATTTTAAAATCGCACCTAACAGACTCCAGTTCCGAAAGTCTTCCCCAAGACTTTAGAACAATCCAAATTAAAGCTGGACAAAAAGTGATTTATAATCAGATTGTCAAAAGAGAAAAAAATCACTATTTGCTAGAAATAAAGCCCCCGATTGAGGGTAAATTTAATTGGTACGCTTTTGCTAGTCACTTTGACGACCCTAATCCCCCTGTAGTCCGCAAGGATCAAGTTGAGGGTGTGTTTAATAGGCTTAACGATAAAATTACTGATTTTCAGTTTCAAAAACTAGATGAGTGCCTTAAGAGATTTGACATTACCACAGTACAAAGAATTCGACATTTTTTAAGCCAAATAGCCCATGAATCAGCTGGCTTAAGGTTTATGGTAGAAATCCACGACGGCTCAAATTATGAAGGACGAAAAGACTTAGGGAATACCAGACCTGGTGACGGCAAAAAGTTCAGAGGTGTAGATGCTATTCAAATGACTGGCAGAGCCAATTATCTGGCATTTGCTAACTATATAGGCGATCAGCGTGTTATGGAAGGTTGGCAATATGTCAGCGAAAGATATTTATTTTTACCATCTGGACTTTGGTGGATGAACAATAAAATGAACGAGTTGTGTGACTGTGGGGCAACCGTTGAACGAATTACCCGTCGTGTCAACGGTGGTACAAATGGACTAGCCGAAAGAAAACGATATTATGAGAGGGCGTTAAGATTTATCTAAAATCTTGACAATTCAAAAAGTAATCTGTATTATTTAGTTAGGTTAAGAGGTCATCATGAAAAAAGAATTTCGTCCGTTAATTCTAGAGACAGTAGAAGGTTATAGAGAATTTATTAACTGTTACGAAATTGTTACAGTCACTCACTGTCCCGTAGGGGATAATTATGTAGTTGATGCGACCTCAAAAGTAGGGATAGCAATATCTAAAGAAGCTGGAAATATCTTGATGCAACTACTTGTCGATCCCCTTTTCTTTTCTTCTGATTCCATTGACCAAATAAAATTCATTAAAACCAATGGTGATTTTCTTCATTAAAATAAATTTTTTCAGTGTTCTCCTTGGGTGATTTAAAACAGACCATCAACAAAATGGTCTGTTTTCTTATATCATAGACATAGTGCATGGCAGTTCTAATGGCAAAAAAGAAGAAAAAGGATGACAAATTAAGAGGCTCTCAGCGATCCCTTACTTCACCTAGTATCGTGTCGGTATCACGTCGCTACGATTTGGAGATTACGGAAAATCCTATCCGTGATCCGAGAATATCAAGAGAATTAATCGAACTTAATCAATGGTGCTATGAAGTCATCCACGCCCTTGATATGGCCGCTTCTGATACCTTTGCATCTGACGATGGAGACGATCAGGGATGGATAGTCGCAAAAAACCTTGATGATGAAGAAACTCCTATTAACCCAGAAGTATTTGCCATCGCAGAAGATATTAGGTTAAGAAAACAAAATTTTTCAACCTACATGATTGGTGGGGATAGACTCAAGAAAGCCCTAAGATGGGCATTAGGGAAGGGAGAATGTTTTTTAGAGTTAGGCATTGAACGAGAAGGGTTATCTGCCAACAAGTCTAAAGATTTTGGTGTAGCAAAGACTCTTTATTTGCCTACCTTTGAGATGTTTAGGAAAGAAACAGATCAAGGGGAATTAATTGGGTTTGAGCAAAGGAAATACGTTTCAGAGTCTGACCCTGATTATTTTTTTGAACCCTATAAAATCTGTCATATTCGCCATAATCCTGATTTTCTTTATGGTCGCTCTCTTTGGTTAGCTTCTTTAGATGCTTGGGCTGATGTTAAACAGGCTTTTGATAATTTGATTAGGGCATCTAATGACTTAGGAGTTTCTCCGACTCTGCATATTATGCCAGGTATTTCTACCGAGCAAGAAAAAATTTATGAACGAGAATTAGAAATCCGTAGAAAAAGCGGAATAATAACCGATCATATTCTCAGCTATCCTGGGCAAGATATTCGCAAAATGACTAATTTTAACTCTGATTTAACAGGGTTAATTGATACTCTTTTGCAATGCCGGTACAAGCTAATTATCCCTGGATTCCCGACCTATTTCTTTCCAGGATTAGAATCAAAAGGGGGAACTAAAGAGTTATCCCGGTCGCCTGATCGTCGCTATTCTAGGATGAGATACGGATGGTGTCAGCTTCTTAGCGGTGCAATTAAACAGGTAATTGATACAGAAATCATTCTCAGAAAAGGGTTAGATTTTTATGCCGAAAATGCTAAAAATAAATATCGGATACTGTGGCCAGAATGGAGTGAATCTATAGATGGTCTATCAGGAGGGGAGGTTGAAGACACTGGCTCCGATTTAACCGATGAAGAAACTAATAAACAACCTGTTAAGAAACTAAATATAAATCAAAATGATTAATCAAATTATTCACGGTGATTGTTTTGATGTTTTAAAAAATATTCCTGATGGTTCTATTGACGCTGTAATCACAGATCCGCCTTATAAGTATTTGAAGCACAAACTAGAAACAGACTGGGATGAGAAAATATTTTTTACTGAAGTTTTACGCACTCTCAAAAAAGATAGTTTTCTGATATTTTTTGGAAGAGGTGAATCATGGTTTAGATGGAATTATTTATGTCAAGAATTAGGACTGAAGTTTAAAGAAGAGATTATTTGGGATAAAGTCAGAACCTCAAATCCTTTATGCCAAATGCCCCGCTCTCATGAAAATATAGCTATTTATGTTAATGGAAGTCGTGGTTTAAACAAAGTCAGGATAGACAAAATAGATTATGATTTAATATCAAATCCGAGAGCTATTGTTAATGATTTTAGGAGGATTTTGTCAACTATTAAGCTAATTAATTCATGGGAAGATTTTTTACTATTCAAAGAAGGAAGATTGAATAAAAGTGAAAAAACATACCTTGCTGAAGTTACAATACAAGGTGGTAGAAAAAAATTTGATCCCGGCTCTACAACCTTAAATTCCCACACTGTAGGACGTATAATGCCGTCTATTTTTAGATGCTTAAATGACCATTATGGGTATGTTCACCCCACCCAAAAACCATTATTTCTTATCCAGAAATTAATAGAGTTAATAACCAACCCTAGCGATTTAGTCTTAGACCCTTTTTGTGGTTCTGGCACTACCGCATTAGCTTGTAAAGAACTTGGTAGAAATTATATCTGTATTGAGAAAGAGTTAGAATATTATCGAATAGCTTGTAACAGATTAGACCAACCTATAGAATATTTTCCAGATGAACCGATAGAGGAAATAATAGATAATACTCCATTACAGTTAAAACTGTTTTAAATTTGATAAAATACAGTAAAACCAAGAGATAATTATGACAAATCTAAAAGCTTATTTTGTTTCCGATTCTAATGAATGAAACATTAAAATTAAAGGTAAAAATGTTAGAGATTAAAAACCGTAACCTAAAAGCTAAACTCAATAAATCAGAAAAAACCCAAGAATTAGTTTATGACGGATTAGGAGATAAATAATATGACAGATAAATTCAACCCAGAAGATAAAAACTTACAGCCAATTAGTCAGTTGCTAGGGAGAGCCGAAGTAACAGCCGATGACATCCAAAAAGCTATCGATGACTGGAAAAAGAAACCTCCCGACCCTGAGTTTAAGAATTTATTAGAACCTGAAATAAGTTATGAGTGATTTTTCTTTTAACCCTGGTACTCGACGCTATCGAGACAATCGAACGGGGAGATTCGTCTCTACTGAAAAAGTTAGACAAATCTCTCAACAAACTATTAATGCCCGTACTCAAAAAACAGATAAACTTACCCATGACCTTTTAGAAAAAAAAATAACTGTCAGCGAGTGGGAAGAGAAAATGTCGTTTGAGATTAAAGACTTGACTATTCAGCTTTATCGAGTTGGCAAGCCCGATA